TTGCTAAAGAAAAACTAATTACGGGAATACCCTTCGCAATCAAAAAGCACCCAGAAGGACTCGCCCCAGAAGGGGGCGCGTGTCCGCACACTCAAAGTGAGTGTGTAGAACCTTCTGGGGCAAAAACTTTGCTCTGGGTAATGACTACTAATGATTATTCCTACAAACTAGTTGGGTAAGGAGTGGCCTTAAGGGCCTTCGTCCTCCTTGCTACGCGCCTGGGGAAAATTTAGTTATCTCGCTCGTCTAGCGTCTTCTTCATCCTAGACGAGAACAGCTGTGGGAGTCTTGGGTGGGGGCTGAATATTATCAGGAGGACATAAGGTCGTTCCTGACGGTTTGGATGTCAAATCAGTTATTTTAAAATCGCCAATACTGACGATTCTCGAATTTCCAGAATCTTTCCATTCCGCACTAAGTACAGCAGCCTCATTAACAACAAGACAAGGATCCACATCGAAGACAGTGGGGTCGAAGATACCGATTGGGCCAGGACTTCCTGGCGGGTTCACCGTATTAGCCATCAATGCTTGCGGGATACATATGGGCACACCCATGAATGAGTGAAACGTCATATCATCTGACGCAGCGATAGCTATGTGCATCTCCACATCCTCTGATCCAGAGTTCGCCAGCATAAGCGCAACAGTTGGTTGCGTATACTCTGTCGAACCCCCGATCATCGGCCATGGTACGCTTACTACAGTCGGCGAGTAGTATGGAATTTGGTACTCTGCGAATTTCTTATCTTCGGGCTGTTCATAACCTTTGGGTGCTATATAGTTTAATAGATTAGTGGTCCCGTCTAAGTTAAAAGTGTATGCAGACATATCAATTACCCGGCCAGATACAAGATCTGGCATGGATTCCTGATAAGTCTTCACACGATAGGAACCTCTATAAAAAGCATACATACTACTTACAAAAGTTAATGGGGTTGGAGCAAGATCGGAAGTGAATCGCCAAACTTCATACGCAGGTGTTCCATTAGTCCATTGATCCTGTATGAGAGCAGGAGAACGTACATAGTAACACCCTTGTCGCATCAAATAAGATTTTGCAGTTATTTTCACTTTCTCCGTGAAGGAGAAGCGCCTTGTTAGGGCATTAAAGTCTTGAAAACTTTCGCCTGCACAATACATAACTGTATCTTCCCGTTCGATATCAGCATCACTTCCAGTTATACTCGGGGGTAGAAATCCTTCGATTGCGGTTGTTCGCGTTTCCTGGGTTCCGGGTACTGCATATACTCTTCCCGATTGTTGTTGGGCTACAGCACCAACAAGTCGATACGGAAGATATACATTCTTCACCGGAGCCTGGACTTCGTAATCATCGCCGGCACGCATTTCTATCAAACACTCTATATTATTAGCAACTATGGCGTTGCTACAAATTAGTGGTGTAAGGGCTCGAACTGCGATTGTTCCTGTTATAGAATCGCCGACCTTAGACCAATCTGGAATAAATGGGTTACCATCAGGGTTCAGATAGTCCTCGGGCTCATTACGAAAACCTAGGGATTTCCATGGTTGAGGTGATATAAAGGGGACAACGAAACTTACTTCGCTGTTATCTCTTAAATCTATGACTAGTCTATAGACATAATCCATACGAGACGTCTCTGGTTTGTTAACAAAAGGATGATAACTCACCTCGACTCTTCCCGAATGGAAGTCTGTCTTTACAAATCTAATTGTATAAACTAGAGATCCTGTCCAATAATTGAATATGGAACTAATGTAATTCAACACGGTTGGCTGATAGGTATTAATATCAGAAACCTCGCCCTCGCCTTGTAAAGAATACACGGCAGGGACTATTTGTCTAGGATAGACAAACGATGAATACAAAACTTTTCCATATGTATCATTTTTGCCGTAGCAAAAACAATCAATATATTGGGGAATCTTCTTCAGATAGGTAAAACTCGTCTCCGACATGTTCGTCCCACCAAGAGTAGGGTACATATCCACGGCATTTAGTGCATCAAGCGCCAAAACCAAGGAATGATCTATTCCATCAGTATTCGCAAAATACTGGGTGGGTCTCACAACAACAGTGTTTCCACTGTGGGAGAGAGGAGGTTTACTAAATCCGAACAGCTTGCCAACAAGTGGCAAGCCTCCTAGAATTCCACCAAATAGAGAACTCGAAATAGATGATAACGTTGAGAAAAGGTCAGTAATAGGCTTAAGCCCCGGAAAGGCTTTGCCTGCTTTACTGTACGCCTGTTGCGCTCCAGAACTAATCTTGGAGATAGCACCAGTTGCTTCCTTATCCCTCAACGCATTTATCAATTCTTTCGAGGGCTCCTTTGGAGCAGGTACGCCTGCCTTCGGCTGTACCCTACCTGATTGTTGCTTAGCAACACCAGATGTTGGAGCTCCAAGTTCTATATCTTCAAAATGTCCCCACAGGACGATCTCCAATGGCACTTGCTCAACCTCATTAAGAGGAGAGTAAACCATTATATTGAGATCGGACCAGCGGTATTGGCCATTTATTAAATCATAAGAATTATATGGTGAAATAAAAGGGATTCTTAACTCTATTTCTGTTTGTTTACTTATATCTATTTGCACATTATGTATAGATTGTGCTTGAGAAATATGGGTAACTAACCACTTATCACGAGGTGCTATAAATGACGGCATTGGAACCGCCATCATAAGCAACCTTCCAGCTTGAAAGGGTTGGGAATTCAGCTGTAATTTAAATACCGCTGTAGCTCGAAAGCTTGTAAATCCATCCAACTTATTCAAGTACATTGGTTTCAATAATGCATCTGGAACATGATATGGGGAATTTCCTAAAAGGGAATTCCTATTGTTTCCAGGTCCAAACTGAAAGGTATCAATGACTTGTGGTCGTTGTAGAAATGAAATGATTGAATGAATTCGGGAGTCAGTATGTTGCTGGCTCCCTATCGTTGTCAAAGGGACTTCGCCTGGTGCAGGTTCCGCAAGAGTAGCCAAATCCTCCGTGAAGTGAGTTACTTCAACTCTCTCCTCGGCGGAATTAGTAATCTGTGGAGCAGACTCCGCACTATTTTCCATCGTCAATTGGGTTGTATCATTTTGTTTAAAGTTATTCGCAAGTCGATTTCTTTCTCCCTTGCACGACTTAATGCTTCGGGAGGCACCGAGGTACCCTGGATATTGTGGGGCTGCCACGACCCATCCTGGGTGGTAACGCTAAATAGCGCAGGTCATGATTGAGATAGCAAGACAAAACTTTTAAGGTCTCGGAATTTATATAATTTTGCAAGATCACATCTCAATTGTTTGAGCCAGGCACACTGCACGTGTAGTGTCTTGATAGACATACTTTGTGTAGTGTCCTAGCTCCTCCAACTCTTTCCGTAGTTTTGGACTCCATTGAATCCAGATATCTTCCGAATGAAGAGATAGCTCTTTAAGAGCCCACTCTAAATTCTCAATAGTCTGGATTCTCGGATCAGGACACTTATGCATCCACATAGGCGTCTCCAAAACTGTTGTGAGGGCTAATGGCGCTAACCACTGCCCATCACGTTCTCTAACGAAAGCTCTCTTAAGATAATTTATCTCGGAGAGTTCCCGATAGGGCCGAGTCACTTCAGCATCCTTGTCTTCCATAGTGTAAGACAAGCCAATCTGTTTAAAGTATTGTGGGATGCTGAATTGATTAAATTTATCAAGTCGGTTTTCAGGAATAGAGATGATATGATCATCTCCATAGGCTACCAATCCGCATTCTTCCCAAAGTGCACGCGCATGCATATAAGACACGTCGTTAAACGCTATCTGCCATATGCACGCAAACACAATGTTTACAAATACGGAATTAATAGGTGCAGTCAAGTAATGGCCTGAAGGCAATGAATGAGTCCACTGGTACACTTCCTTTCCTGTTATATGAAAGGAATTAAAGAGAGACACGAGGAGTACGCGCATAATCGCAACGTCCTCCTCAGTCGCATCTAAATGTCGAGCGGCGAGTTGTATAAACACCTCACCGCTTACCTCGAGGAGTGGCTGAAGCTGCGAAGCATCAAACCCCTCGAAGTCACCAGCAACCATCCACTTACTTTTCCGCAGAAGAGATCTCGCAATCTCTCCCCAATCCTGAGAGTAGGGATTCGTTCCTACCGAAACATGACACCAGTTCCTACTTTTCTGGAGAAGCGCAACGACACCGTTGAAATACATCTTACACACGACCAAATAGTCGAGTGGTCCAGCTGCAAACAAACGCGTCTTATGCGCTTTATGAATCGGTTTTCGTTCATCCTTTAGAGTATCAATGAAATAATGATCCAACACCTCATTACGACGCGCTGCCTCTACTATCTCGTTTACGCGAGACTTCAAGACAGCACATTGCTCAGTGCTTAAATCATAATCATCTCCACTGCCAAAGAATTTTTGTCGGGTCTTCGTGTCCTTATGTTGCACATAAGGGAAACCTGGCGAAGTTCCACGTTTTATGGAATTCACGTACGGTTCCCCATCGATTCCTAGTACTGCTTCCTCAAACGAGTAAACTGCTTTTAAGTTTGACTTATCCGATTTAGAAGTAGAAATCACCGATGAACACTCATCCAAGAACGCACGTCCAGCATTTTCAACAATATCCCTTGGGAGGGCTTGCGGAATATTGCCTAATCGTGATAGACGATAAGCTCTTGGGTCAAATTCTTTCGTTGGTCGAAGCTGACAAGGTTTTGTCTCTACCGGTTTTATCTTCCCATGGCATAGAGACGGCATGATTACCGTCTCAATGGGTTGATATACCGGCTTTAACAATTCCCCAATGCGAATAAATTCAGCATCAGGAGGAACTTGACCTTGTTCTTTCGGAAACTCCTTGTGATTTTGCTGGATCACCTGCTGCATTTGATCCTTCATTGGAAACATGGCGAGTATCTTCTCCACATCCTCTAAATATAGAGGAGAGGCGAAGCCCTCACCAGTCCCATCCAGACCAGCAACATGTATTCCACAAATCTTCCCAGGTGATACCCGGGAATTTCTTACCAACAAGGGAGCTCCACACTCAGTTGGTTGAGTGTCAGCTTCGTATCTCCATGCATCTCTTATATGTCTGAGTACTTCCACTTCATCGCTTCCAACAGGAAGCGACACGACACGCGATAATATGCTCTTTCCATTTCTGAATCTGAGCAGCATTACCGGTGTAGTCGAATTCTTCATATTATTATTAACCATCACTGGTATCATAATTTCTGTGGTATCGACTCGTGACAACGATTCTTTTGTTGCCACACTAGTGGTTATATCAGGATGCATAATTGATGCATGTACCGCCACGGCCATCAGATCACGAGTAATCGGAGGACCGTACACTTCTTCGGGTGAATCATACATTTTCATGTCCTTTAGAAGATCGCTAATACGCATTTCAAATGCTCTCGAAAGGAGAGCACTCTTAAAATGCACAGTAGCGGCTGGGTCGTTTCTTAAAGATTGTTTAAACGCATACATAAAATGCCTGGGCATCAAGGCAACTTTTCCTCGCAGAAAAATGCAATGCCCAATAGGAGTATTGTTTGTGCTCTCATACATCTTATACAGATTCCTTCTAACAATCGAAAGAAGAATTTCTGTAGCATTTAAATCTTTAATTCCTTGAGAGGTTGGCAAACCTGTCTCAGGGTCATACTCCACACTCGTTCCAACTTCAGCCTTGACGGGCTTAATGTTGGTCGGAGTATATGCCTCTGCCATTGGAATAACTTGGCCATCCTTAACTGTATACAGTCGAGGACTGCCTCGCTCTTTCCATTGCTCCCGATACTGTGGGAGCACCCAGTTCTCTGAGTCTGCCTGACAAGTGATAACTGGTCCATAAAGACCAGTCTCAATTTTCTTCGTCAACCAAGACTCAGCTTTAGCTGATTTTATAGCAGTTGGAGTATAGGCCTCATTTCGGATCACGCGGGGTGGCCTATGATCCCACGTTTCCTGTGTCGCGGCTATTGGCTTTGAGCCGCCTGCGATATTGGTTACCATTTTGAACATCTTCAAGAATATCAAGGCACCCACTAAGAGAGAAACAACCATCAAGCTTTTAACTACATATGGATGCTCCTCTCGAAATCGACGCCAAGAATCTCTCAGATGTTGAGTCATGGAAGTGAGTCTTTGGTTAGCTGACCTGAGTGAAGCCCAGGGACAACTTTCCTTTCCAAAGACTCGCCAAAATCGATCCTTAATACTATCAAAATAAGATTGATTGCGAATTACGGAATTTACTGATCGCTCAGAATTACTTCTCTCTCTAAACTCAGAATATGATATCGGTTCATCATCCCAAATCCAATCTTCAAGATCGGAATCGGAGTCACTTGAATCGACATCACCCATCTGTTGTTTAGGTATTCCTTGAAGTGCACTATCCAAGTCCGCCTGTTGATCTTCATCTAAGGCGGGCATAGGATCCAATACACTTTCAATATATTTATCGATGGAATCGACAAAATCTACACGAGAAAAATACTTCTGGGCACAAATTTTAACTAATTCTTTATATGTTACCGATCGTATGAGATGTCCGGTTGACATCTCATATAAGAAAAATGAATAAAGTTCAGGGTCAAATTTATTTGAATGACTCTTAGTATGTTCCCTCCTTGACACATTCACGCAGACCTCAAATCTGCGCTCCAGCGCCTCAGGAAAGTTCAAACTTTGAGTTTTAGGTCGTTTTAAATTAGAAGAAACTAAAATTATTTTCGATGTAAAAGTAGTTGTGGCTTTCTGGTCGATAGAAGCCATATGTAACGGATAAGGGAAGCAATTGCTCGCCCTTATAATCTCAAAAAGTTCAAGATTTGGATTTGAAGCAGAATCAGCCTGCTGATTAAAGTCATCAAAGACAGTCACGAATTGGTTTTCGTAACCATCCCAGAATTCTTGCTCGGCTGACCTCATATAAATCAAATTCTTCCATCTCTTCTTGAGATCTGCCGCTTGTCCTTCACGCTGAAAGATCTCTTTTAAGATCTCCACCGCAAGAGGATACGTTACACTACTTTTACCAACACCAGTTCCACCAGAAAGGTAGATCGTGACAGGTGGATTACGAATTGATTGCCCATCACGCTGATGTTGTTTAAATTTTTCTAAAATATTACCTAATTTATTAACTACACGGAAAACATCAACTTTCCAACGATCATACAATCGTGATCTCGTGAAACTTAATCCACGAGCATATAAATTGTAAATCATGGACCACGATGTTTCCGTCCAAACGAAGCTACCGTCATAGTATGTTTTAAGTACTTCGTCGACTTCCTCGTTCCACTTAATTATTACATGAGATTCAGACTCGATATCTGCGGGAACAGATATTCCAAGAACATTACGATAAAACCAAACCTGTGTAGTCTTTATGACTGACACAAACCAATCGGCCAATCGCTCTATTCCACGGTCTATCTTCGGGTCACCAAGATAACCGAGTCTTCTCATTATTTTATCTATATTCGCATTTCCCCACACTACATTTAACACTTTCTTTGTTGGACAAATCAAGTGCTCCATAATCATCGCGGGGAGAAACGGAATACTCAGTTCAGAATCACCACCCTGTTGTACTATTCTCAATGAGTGCTCCACACGTTGAGTGCAAGAGCCTCCAAAGATCATGTTGTACAACAAATGGAGAACATGTAGAACTGACTTTGTCGCCACAGTTGCCGCCGCTTTCGCCAATATTCCTATTGTCGTAGCAGCAGCAAACATGACTAGCAAATTCTTTCCGGCAGAAACAAAAGCATCACTGAGAGATTCAGTGAAAGTCTTCTGTGACTGCTTCAACAAGCCATTAAGCTTCTCAAAGTCCGAATTTTGCAGACTATGTTCATGCTTAACAGTTGATGGAAAGAATAAGCCTTGTTGCTTAACTCTTCCTGTCCTTTTGAGAAGTTGGAAAATATCCTCATTCTCTACAAGCCGGGTCGCTATCTTTAAAATATGATCTTGAGTGTCACTAAAGCTCTGATCCGTGACACCTCCTTGTTGCTGAGGGATATGATGCTTAAGTACTTCTATCGATTGTACAAAAGCTTCTTGATCATATTTTTCAAGATATCCTCTCCTATACAACTGTCTTAGGAGAGTTCGTCCATATACCATATACGTTTCGGGTTTGACTATCATATCAAAGGAGACACATTTAAGTCTCTCCTCATCAAGTGACAATAAAACCCTGCCAAATCGTTTATAATATTTCTTTGCTGCGCGAGCAGGTCTAGTACATCTGTAAAAACCCCACATAAAGCCTAACAGATGCGCGCGCAGATGTGTTTCAGCATGGATACACTCAGGGTCGGGATTTCTGGGACAATTACAAGCAAACCATCCGGTTTGAGTAGATTGCTCCATCCATGCTTCTTCCCAACTCTTTCCTTCATGATGTTCATGTTGACGCATACATACTTGTGAAAATACTTCATGCGCCAGGGATTGTTCATTATGGGTGATGGAATCATAGTCAAATGATCTCCATCCACCTTGATTAATGAATTTCTCCACATACAAAGTCCTTGGGCAATAATATCTATGAACGATATCTTGCCAATCTTCCCAGTCGGCATAAATAGGATGATCTCTCTTAAAAAGATAATCCTCGATCATTCGGTTGGTCATTTTCTTTGTTTTGAGGTTGAAGTTGCACATCATTTCTGAATCGGTTACTTACAAACATACTCACTAAAATCGACACGCACCTATAAATAGGGTGACGTTAGATTAGCTTTCAGAGTGCTTTCGCCATTATTTTTGTTCTACGATTAGAAGCCAAGTGTCTGGCCTGTATACTCTATCGCAATAGAATCGTATCTAAAAGTACGCAATTAGGGGCGTAACAACCTGTCTCGAGTTTAATCCATAAACTGGAGACAAATTAAATGGGAGCTCTTAGAAGATGCCCGTAAATTAAAATAAGAGTATTTTAATTACCATTGGCTATACATCATTGTTCAGACGTTAAGTGATAATCGAAAATACATGTCTTTCAAAATTATCACTGATATCTTACTAAAATCATCTGTATCTCACTATATTTTACTTCGGGGAGAAGCGAAGTTCTCACCATTATACGCGAGGGGGAGAACCCTCTTTATTTCGCGGAAATTGTATAAAAGGGGTATCCAGAATTTTAGCGAGTACGGATCTCGATCCACAATATTAGAGACTAGGGATGTCTATCCAGAGTTATACAGACGGCGCT